AAATAAATTATTAATACCTGCCGCTACTTGTTGACCTTTAGTTGTATCTGCTTGATCATAAACATAATCTTCAACAGAACATGGTAGTGATTTAACTGTACCATCAAACATAAAGAAACCATTTGTGCTCATCCAAAATGCAACACCATCAATTTCAACCGCTGCATTCTTACCAATCAATCCACAGTTAGTACCTACTTGCTCAAAACCAAATGTAAAAGGTGCACCAATAAATTTCATAGTGTACAATGCATTATCTGTCCAAACTAGAATTGTTTCTTTTGCTTTTAATGAACCTATAATTCTTGTTCCATCTTGAAGTCTTTGTGATCCAGCGCTGTTAATAGCTGTTGGTGTATAATCGTTTATATCTTCTTGATCAGAAAATCTTATAAACATATCATCTTGAGAAGTAGTATCTCCAATAGTTGTTTCAGTACCTAAATGAATTAAGTGACGTGTTGTAGGAGATACCAATGTAACTCTTGTTGCAGTTGGGTTACTTGCTGTTGAAAAACCTGAAGTACCTGTTGAAGCTCTAACTGTTAATGGTGATGCTGCTCCTGCATTCCATGTAAATGTTTTACCATTTGCAATAGTTGCAACTAATACTTGACCAAAATTACTTAGACTCCAGAGGCCTGGTTCTAGGGTCACGTTAGATGCTTGCACGGCACTTCCAAAACCGGTAAAGCTTGATGCATCTGTAACCGTTGCACCATTTGAATGAGCTTGACCATTTGATGTACCAGCGGTTGCAGTTCCAAAAGCACCTCTGGTAATACCTGTTAAAGTATTTGTACCTTTTCCGGTATAAGTTATTAATTCGTTTGCTACAGCTATAGTTCCTGCTGTTGGAAAACCTGTGTTTGATGTAACGTTGATAACAGTTCCTGATCCACCAGTACCATTAGTATCTGCTAATAAAGCTCCGTTTAAAGTAGTTTGTTGTGCACCTGCAATAGTTCCACCGTATTGTCCAATACCAAAACCATAACCATATGATTGTGCTGAAGGACCAACTTTTTCATAAGGTATAACAGATATACTACCACCCGTAGATACTGTTCCTGTTGCATTTGAACTTTGTGTGATTGTAAATGTAACTGAAGTTGGTGTTGAAGTTACTTGAAATAATTTGTCCTCAAAATCAGATGCACTATATCCTGTGCTACTTGGTAAAGTTACACTATTAAATAAAACAATATCTCCTGGTTCAAAACCATGTGTAGAAGCAGTTGTAATTGTACATACTGGAGAATTATTTGCTGTTGCTATTGTTGAAGAAGCTAAAGGTGTTTTTATAGGAGTGATATCAAATATTTGACCTTCAAAATATAAAAGTAAAAATTTGTCAGTTCCTATTGCAACATAACGGTTACCTTCTAAATCTACAAAAGCAAACTCACGTCTTGCAACTCCTACAATACTATCTGATATTAATGAAGACCAGCCACCAACTTTTTCTGGTAAGTTATATCTAAACCTAACATTATCACAATCAACCCATCTGTTTTCTGCTCCAGATGTTGTGTCTTGCTTATCTATTCCAGGTAAGACTTTAAAATCAATAAGAGCCATTATTTTGCTCCTTACGCCGTGTTGGTTTTATACGCCCAACCTCTTGTTGAATCAACGTAGACTAATGAAAAGGCTTGACCGTTAGTTGTTAAAGTTAAATTACTTGTACCTGTATTTATTGGTTGGCTATTTCTATTAATAATTAAATTGTTATTGGCAAATGTGCCTCTAGCATCAACAAATAAAACTTCAGCACCTGTTGCAGGTGAAGCTGGTAATGTTACTGTAATTGGGTTAGCTGTTGTGTTTGCTAAAATTTGATCACCATCGACTGCAGTGTATGCAGTAATTGTTGAAGAGTTTAATGTTACATAACCTTGTTTACGTAATCCTAAACTAACATTTGTACCATCTGAATAAACTAATGAAGTAGATCCTATAGGTAATACAACCCCGGATCCTGAAACCGTTTTAACTGTAATAGTATATAAAGTAGATGTACCTCTACTAGTTGCATCTTCAAATACTATAACTCTTTCAGCACTATCAGGTATAGTTACACTTCTGTTTGCACTAAGTGTACCTGTTAATTTTATGTATAAATTTTTACCGTTTGATGTAGCACCATTGTCTAATGCTAAAGTAAGATCACCACTTCCAAGTTGTGCAGATGATAAATAACCCGTAGATAATTGTTCTAATATTTGTAAGTTTGTATTAGTAATCGTGCCCCATAGACCAGCTTTTTCACCGGTAGTGACTAATTCTAATTTTGAGTTTGTTGAAAAAGATGATGCCATAATTTATTAATAAGGGTCTATTGGTGTCCAAGTCATGTTCACCCCTGGTACTATATCGTTCCAGGTAATAATACCCGCCTCTCCTGTGTTTGCCGTTAATTGTGATCCTGTAGGATTCACAACTGCTGTTCCTGTCACTGTAACACTTCCTGTCGCTAAGGTCAATGAGTTTCCAGTAACGGATACGTTCGCATCTGCTGAAACTACTACAGTTCCTATACCTAATGATGTTTGTGATCCAGTTGGATTAACTACTGCTGTCCCTGTAACAGTTACTGTGCCTGCTCCAAGACTTACTTGAGAGCCACTAGGACTAGCTGTTACATCCGTACTAAGTATTGGAGTTCCAACTCCTATACTTAATGCATTACCTGTTACATTTATAAGGACATTAGGGTTAAAGAACGATGTCGCTATTGGAGCACCGGATAAGGAAGTTAGTCCGAGCATGGTCTATGCTCCTGATTTCGGATATTTAGTTTTAGTAGCTGTTCTTTTAGCTTGTAATTCTGTAAGCGTATCACCACCGTCTAATAGTGCGTGGATACAATCGTCCATTGATGGATATTCTGCTTGTCTGTTTCTTTTCCATTCTTCAGCATCATACTCTGCTTGTAGTTCTGCCATCTTAGCTTCTATGTCAGCTTTAGGTATTGGAGTTGTTCCATTAAGCCAAGTGATTTGATTAATGTCATCTGCATTAATGGATAACTCTGCATTTGGATTTATTTTTTTAATTGCTTCAATTATATCTGTCATATTATCCTGCTATTTCGTATGCTGTTATTGTTGCTATTGTTCTTGGTCTATCTCCTGTATTAGTATCATCTTTACTTCTATTAAAATGATAATTAGTATTAGAGTATGCGTTAACATAAATTGCATAAGTTAGCGATGAGTTACTAGATGGAGAATCTAAATATGATAATGAAAAATTTGATGTTGCTTCATTTACAGAATCATATCCAGATGAATGTGTGCCTGTTCTTGAACCTATACTTGATGGTGTTGCAACTGAAGAACCATCTCTGTAAAGTAGCCAACCACCACCATAATCTCCTTGTCTTCCACAAAAATTTGAAGTGATAAAAATTTTGTTAGATGTTGAAGATGGAGTTATAGAAAGTGAAAATCCTGTTACAGCAACAGTTCCAGTACCAGAAACTGAAAATGTATCAAGTTTAGTAGTTGATACAACTTGCAAAACTTTCCCTTGTCCAGGTGCAACACTTGTTGGTATTGTCCCTGTTATTGCATTTGCTCCGCCTATTCTAGTTATCGCCATAATTTAAACTCCGATTAATTTGTATGCTCCAAATGAACTACCATTTCCAACAACTGGTGTACTGCCATTACTGTCAGCTTTCATATAAACTTCTACATAATCTGAACTTCCATTCATATCACAGACTACTGCTATAAAATGTGTTGATAAATTTCCACCAGAGGCTTGATAATTATATTGTTGTTCTGGTAAAGCAGAACCATTTTTATAAATTTTTAAATTATTTTCATATTGAGTTCCACCATCACTTATTACACCACAACTAAATATATAATACTTTCCAGAAGTTTGAGGTGTAAATCTATAATTAGTTGAGTTGTCATAAGCATTTGCTGTATCGTATAATTCAGAATTTATTTGTGCTTTTGTCCAAGTATTATCTGACATAGATTGATTTCCACCAGTTCTTGTAGCATAAAAAGCTGGAGTGTTAGCTACAGCTACAGCAGCACCATTATTCTGTAATGTCCCAATAATATTTGTAGTATCACCAGATGCACCAATAGTAATAGTATCA